TGGCTGTGTGCATGAGATCATCTCAACTTCGCCGCAGTGAATCCCGGCGTGGATTGGCATTTTGCGTTTGCAGCCTTGGCAGGTCATACGGAAACTACCATCATTAGCGTTGCCCCAATTTCTTTGCATTGTTTGTTATAAGCTTGCGATCTTGCCTCGTAGTCTTCTGGCGCAACGCGCCCAAAGGTTGGCGCAACACGGGCAAGGTAGGCGTGCTCGGCGATCATGCTTTCTGTGAGTAGGGCTTTGTGCGCTTTTTGCTTGCTAGGTGCCATCATGTTTGTATTCTCTTTTTGTATTGATCTGTGTTGATGAGTTAACAGTAACACACTTTCAGGCAGGTGCAAGTAAAAAGTGCCTAGTAGTGCTTAGTAAATTCTACTATGCACGAATAAAAATCATTCGTATTTTAAGGTATTGTTTTATATATATATTATTACCAGATATATGTAGAGCTTAGTGCTTAGAGAGGATAGTAGAGACAAAAAAAAAGACCTATAAAAAGTTGCCTTTTTAAAAGTCTTTCTCTGTAATCCTACTAAGCACTATCCACCATGTTAACTTCTTGATTATTCTAGTTTTAGTGCTTAGTAAAAGCCTACTATCCACCCACTATCCACACTAAGCACTCGCCTTAAAACTCCTTTATAAGCAACACAATACACCGTTTTTACTTAGGCGCAAAGTACCTAACCACTTTCTTTTTGCTGTAAGGATGAACAGACTCTTCAGCCCTTAGCATTCCCTTTTCCGACATCTTTAATAGCAACTCCTCAAGCTGCTTTTTAGGCGTCCCGCGCATTCTGTTAGACAAAACCCCGAGCGTTTCACCGTGGTCACTGTCTACCAGAGACAAAACCTTGGCCGCCAGGCCGTCAGACTCTTCTGGTTTTTCGCATGAATAGGCCAGCTTTATCTTCCTGTCCACATCTTTCATGGCCAAAGCGAACGCCCACTTAACATGCTCAGTGGTTCTTATGCCGCCAGGCAGTGCCAGAATCAAAGACACCTTGGCCGCAAGCTCATATCCGCGCCTAGGTATCGCCTCCAAACCTGTGTTTCCCTTGTGGTCGTCAGCAAGCGCGTGGAATGTTTCGTACACCTTCTCTAAAAGATCCACGGCGTCCGGCTCAGTAGGTACAACGGTTTTTGATCCTGTAAAGCCAATGCGACCGCCAGTGTCCAAAACGTCAAACACGCCCGGCGCGTAAAGATTGCGTATGGAGTTTTCCAGCGCCTCGCTCATGGCTTGCTTTTTAAACTTCTTTTTTCGCTTCGGATTTGTTTCAAGATCATCAAAGATCATAGCGCGCGCCATAAAGCCGTTTGTAGCCTGCTCAAAGCTCATTGACTCGTTAAAGGTGACTGGCGTGGTGTAACCCAAAATGGTCAAGTATGGGCTATCCAAGCCGTCGTCAATCTTATCCAAAGCTTCCCGGTTATGGTCTCGTATTTCTTCCAGCTTGCCAAGCTTCAAGTCATGGCTGCTGTCTTTAGGGAGGTCGTTTATTTTCTTTTCAACCTTGGCCAAGTCTCGCCCAATGGTTTCTCGGATCTCTTCTTTAAGGTCGCCAGTGATGGGTAGGTAGCCATTCGCTTTTGAGTAGACAGACATAACCAGACCAATAATACCCTCAAGGTATGAGGCCCCGCCGCGTTTGCTGGCGTTTTCCAGCTTTCTAAGCACAAGGCCAAGTTCGTCGACACTGTAAAAAGCGGCTTGGTGGCGTAGAAGATTACGCATAAGCTCCTGTTCAGACTTAAACCCGCCGTGAACTGCCCCTTGCGTGGAGGCTGCTCGCATAATCTTTAGGTAAGCCTGCTGTACTGCCTCCTTACCTGTGCCTGAGCCTGCCACACAGAACGCTATGATGTTAGCGCTCATGTCGTCAAGCTCATCTATAAAGCGCATTCCAGCTAGCCCAGACACGGCACACAGTGCAGCGGCAACAGCCAAGTTTTCACGAGGGTACAGGCATTGGCTGTTTATCCATGCGGTAAGATCCCCGATATAACCAGGTGGGCGCTTTAGGTCTATGCCGGTTGTATTTAAATCTGCAGGCAATGGCTCGCCTTTGTACTCAAACGTCACATCTTCTGTATACCCTCCTTCTCTGGCGTGATGCAGTAACGTGCCGTAACCAGCCGGGTTTAATGTTTTTCCAAAGCTGTGCCAATGGCGCGCCAAAGGTTCATGGCCAGGGTAGTCTTCACCAGTAGCGCTCCACTCATCCCAAAGACCTAAACCTGCCCCGCCTGTGCAATGGTGGCTAGCCATGCCGATCTTTACCCATGTTTCATAGTTGGTATTAGGTGAAATAAATGTGAGCAACAAGGCAACTTGGGTTTGGTCAACGTCGACTTCCCCGCCGTCTGTTGTAACCCTGTGAAACTTTGGCTTACGTAGCAGCTCAATCAGATCAACAGGCGCCGGCTGCACATCTTGAGGAAAACCCTTAACCGTTTCATAGTCAGCACCACTGGCATGGCTAGACCCTGACCCAACAACAAACCCTGAAGATTTTAAGTCCACTCCTGGGTAGGCGTCTAAATTCTGAGACAAAGATACGCTTTCAGTCATCATAAAATAATGATGCTGGCTTCCTCCGCCTGACCCTGTATTGACGACAAACTTAGAATCTGCGCATCCCGGAATGTCTTCACACAATTTCTTGAACGAATCGACGCCGCCGTTTCGTGCATCTACGTCAATCACCAGGAAACCGGCGCAAAGTACACCGAATCCTGTGTCAAAGTGTCCAAGCTGGCCAAAGGTGTCTATCTGTTCGTCTGACCAGTTAGGTACGCTCTGCCAGTTACTAATCACAGGATGCTTAAAAAGCGCCTTGCAGTTTTTATCACCGCAATCGCAGGCTCCTTTAGTGACGCCGTTTAGCCCGAAGACTCGAAAGCCGCCTTCTATGTAGTCGTGAATCTCATTTATCATTTTCAGGCTCCGCCTTTAGCTTTCCGCCGCTCTTTACTTCAAGTTCGTACTGGCGAGGCATGGGCGGAAACTTTCCCCACCGGTATATGACGTGCGGCCAAACGTCGATTGCAGTTGCTAGCCCTTTAATACCACCAAAATATTGCTTAGCTTCGTCGGTCGTCATAATTTTTAATCCTGAGTGTTCGTATTCGGTGTTGACATAGTAACCGCAACGGCATAATCTAGCAACCGTCGAAACGACAAACACCCAATGAGGCGAAACAAGATGAGCTATTTAGAGAAGGCAAAAAAAGCAGAACCGCAAGCGCCGGTTTTGACGATCGTAGGTTTTCCAGGCGTCGGCAAGTCTACCATTGCCGCACTGTTTCCGGCTCCTATTTTCATTCAGGCAGAGAACGCTTCTACTGTTTTTGAGACTTGGGCAGAGGATAAGCAGCCTCAGTTTTTCCCAGAAATTCCAGCGCCTAACCTTAAGCGTAAAATTCGGCCTAGCGAGGTTATTATTGATCAGCTTCGTGAGCTAATTACCGCCGAGCACTCTTTTAAAACGGTTGTGATTGACACAATAACCTCTATGAACTCTTTGTTTGAGGCAGAGGTGGTTGAGTTTGACCCGCAAGGCGCTGACAACATTGGCGAGGCAGCCGGCGGCTTCCACAAAGGATTCTTAGTAGTTGCCGGAATGCATGTAAAGATCCGCCAAGCTTGTGAGCACCTACGCCGCAAGGGCATTACCGTTGTTTTCTTGTCGCACACTGGCGTAGTAAAAATGAAGAACCGGCCAGAGGCAGGAGAGTACACCGCCTACAGCATGGACATGCCAGAAAAAGCCCGTCAGATCTATATCAGCTCAAGTGACGCGGTTTTGTACCTTAAGGCCCGTGAGTTTGTCATGGGCCATGAGCAAAACAAAAAGGGCCAAACAACAAAGTATGGGCGCGTCACCAATACTGGCGAGCGCGTTTTGATTACTAGCAGCGACGGCACTATTGGCTATGTTGACGCAAAAAACCGTTACAGCCTGCCCGAAGAGATTGACTTAGAAAAAGAGAAAAACCCATTACTGGCTTTAATCCCGTTTTTTAATGGCGGCAAAGCCGCACCCGTAACCAATGAGGAAGTTTAATTATGTCATTCTGGAATCTTAACGACGGATCATCAGTAGAAAACAATGGCGCGTTTGAAATGGGCGGCGGTGATATTGAGCCAATCCCAGGCAACACAGGATGTATTGCAGCCATAGAGGAAGCTAAATGGGACGAATACAACGAAGATCGGTTTATTAGCCTGAAATGGCGAGTTATGAAGCCGGATGAATTTTCTAAGCGCGTGATCTTTCAAAAGGTAAAAGTGTTCGGCACCAGCCGCGACAAAGATCCTCAGGCAACCGCAGACAAAGCCAAGCGTATGCTGGCCGCAGTTGATCAGAACGCTGGCGGTAAGCTAATGAAAGTACAAGGTGAGCCAAGCGACACAGATCTTATGACCGCGCTGGTTGGCAAGGTCATGGCTATTAAGGTTCAGATCTGGGAGCTGGACAAAGACGACAACGGCCAAGTGATCCCGAAAGAAGACCGCAAGCGCGGCAACTGGATTAGCGCAGTTGCACCGGCAAAAGGTGCGGCAGCAAAAATGAAGCCTGCAGCGCCGGCACCTAAGCCTGAGCCGGTTGCAGATGAGCCTGACGACTTTGACGTACCGTTTTAGCAATAGCAGGGGCGCAACGCGCCCCAATCTTACCCAATGAGGAATAACGAAATGGAACAGCGATCCGAAGAATGGTTCAAGGCCCGCAAGGGAAAATTGACAGGCTCAAACATTGGCGCTGCTTTAGGCGTTAACCCATGGAAGACACCAGAAGACTTAATCCGCCAGATGGTGCGTGAGTATCACGGCACAGAATCTGAGTTTACCGGAAACATAGCGACGGAACACGGCACACTCCATGAGCCGCTTGCGACATTGGACTATATGGGCGATACCGGCAACATGGTTCAGGAGTGCGGGTTCTACACTCACCCCCTCCACGACTGGCTAGGCGCAAGCCCTGACGGGCTTGTTGATGATGACGGCGTTGTCGAAGTGAAATGCCCGTTTGGAAAGCGCAATAAAAACCCGCCAGAATTTAAGACGTGCGCAGATCAGCCGCACTACTTTGCCCAAGTGCAAATGGAAATGGCCTGCACAGGTCGCCAGTGGTGCGACTTTTACCAGTGGGCAAAGAACGGCGATAGCCTAGAGCGTATCGACTATGACCCAAAATGGTTTACTGACAACTTGCCGGTGCTGTTTTATTTTTATGAGAGGTACTTGGCCGAACTGGAAAACCCTGTACACCTTGAAGACAAGCACAAAGAAATCAACACAATTGCGGCGAAAAGCCTTTTAGATGAATACGATAAGTTGAGCGCAACAATTGACGATTCAACGGCGCGTAAAAAAGAAGTTCTTTCTGAGATTGTCAAGATCGGCAAAGAAAGAAACTCTTTAGTCTGCGGAAGAAAGCTAACACTGGTTGAGCGCAAAGGCTCTGTTGCTTATGCGAAAGTGGTTAAAGAGCACTTAAATGGCTTGGACCTTGTGCCGTATACCGGCAAGCCTAGCGAGTATTGGAAGCTTTCCTGATAAACTAACCTTGCGCGGCTAATCCGGCCAGATGAAAAGCAGCTAGTCACTGCCTGCCGCGCCTTCTTTAGACTCCCTTGGACTGAGGCTCTGCAATGAAACTAAGACCCTATCAACAATCCGCCGTAGACGCTGCAACTGATTGGATGAAAAAATGCATCATGCCCGGCCTTTTAGAATTATCAACAGGCGCGGGCAAGTCATACATTTGCGCAGCTATAGCGGACTGGGTACACCAGACAAGCGGCAAGCGGGTTTTATGTCTACAGCCTTCGCTAGAACTAACCCAGCAGAATTACGAGAAATATCTGCTTACTGGAAACCAAGCCAGCATATTCAGCGCCGCAGCTGGCTCAAAATGTATGCGTTACCCGGTTGTTTATGCTACCCCTGGCACTGTAAAAAACAGCTTAAGCCGGTTTGGTGATCAGTTTGGCGCGGTGATATTAGACGAAGCACACACCAACACGCCTACCATTCGCTTTATTATTGAACAGATGCGCAAAGCAAACAAAAACTTGCGAGTTATTGGAATGACTGGGACGCCATACCGTACAACAACCGGCTACATTTACCAGTATGAGCCGGACGGATCTTTTGTCCCAGAACTGGAAGCCAAAGAGCCTTATTTCAATACGCTTCTTTATAGAATCCAAACACGAACGCTGCTAGACCAAGGGTTTTTGACGCCAGCTCATGCAGATCCAGACCTTGCCGCAATCTATGACGCTTCTGGCTTGCAGACAAACAGCCGCGGCCAGTTTGACGCACGAGAGGTTGAGCAGGTATTTGAGGGCAAGGGCAGACTAACAGCCGCAATTGTTGCTGACGTTGTTCAGCACTCATACGGGCGTCAGGGTGTGATGATATTCGCTGCCACCGTTTCGCACGCTAAAGAGTGCATGGAATCACTGCCCAAAGAAAACAGCATGATGCTTGGCGGCGATGTGAACATGGGTAAAAAAGAAAGAGGGGACCTAGTTGCCGGATTTAAGGCCAAGCGCTTTAAGTACCTTGTGAGCGTCGGCACACTTACAACCGGGTTTGACGCTACCCACGTTAGCGTTATTGCTGTACTTCGCGCCACTGAGTCGCCAGGGCTTCTGCAACAGATTATTGGCCGAGGATTGAGAGTTGATGAAAGCAAATGCGATTGTTTGATTTTGGATTATGCCGACAATATAGACCGGCACGGCTTGGCCGGCGATCTGTTCAAGCCCGTTATCCGTGTTAAAAGTGGCGATGGTGAGGCGCAATCATTGCAAGCGGAATGCCCGCACTGCTATTACCCGAATGATTTTACAGCGCGGCCAAACTTTGACGGCCTTCAGGTTGACGATAACGGCTACTTTACGGATCTTCAGGGCAACAGAATACAAACAGATTTTGGCCCAATGCCTGCGCATTTTGGCAGGCGATGCAACGGCCAAGAAATTTCTGTTTTAGATCGCGGTGTGTATGAGCGTTGCAGCTACAGGTGGACATTTAAAGAATGCCCAGAGTGCGAAGAGCCAAACGATATTGCGGCGCGTTTTTGTGCAGCTTGCAAATGTGAGATTGTTGACCCTAACGAAAAACTACGGCAAGAGTTCCAGCGAATAAAAAAAGATCCGTATCTTGCCAGTACTGACGCCGTGGTCAACTGGAAAGCACAAAAAACAACGAGCGCTGCCGGCAATGAAACTTTGCTTTGCCATTACGAAACGGAATACCGAAAGTTTAAGGTATGGTATACGCCAGAAAGCAAGGCAAGAGAAGCCGTATCAGCATGGGAAGGTTTGAACAAAGCAGTTTATAAGGGCCACATTGCGCCAGACATTGAAACGTTTTTGAAGTTTTTAGAGAAAGGCGAGCAACCAAAAACGATAACTTATTACAGGGACAGAAAAAGCGGATTTACTCGCCCGTTAGGGCATAACTTGCAAGCCGATGAGGCTCTATTATGAAAATGCCCGAATGGTTAAAGTGTTACGGAAACATGAATTACCGCGACCCATGCCCCCCAGAAAGCGCAGAACAGATTACGTTCTTTGCAGAATTGCGCCGCCGATACCCTGACACCTACGGTAAGCTGGCTCTGCACCCAAAGAATGAAGAGAAGCGCAAGGGCATGCAGTTTAACCGGCTGACCATGGACAAGGCGTTAGGGATGACTCCAGGCGCTTCTGACGTGATTATACCGTTGGGCTTTGCTTGTGAGATGAAGCGCAAAAACCACGTTTTGAGCAAGTGGCAACCCGGCCAAGTTGAGTACCTAAAAGCCGTACACGATGACGGGGGGTTTGCCTGTGTAGCTTTGGGATGGGAAGCCGCTATGGAGGCGCTAGAAGAATGGATAAGCCAACGGACTTAATGAGCCAGGTAATGGCTGGCACGGCAGACTATAACTTTTTGCCCGCCGCCCTGCAGTCTGCCATACGCTTGCCAATTTACAACCGCGCCTGCGCAGTGCTGGCAGAACCTACCAAA